AAGTATGCTTAGCGCCTTTAACAAGCGCTGCAACTTCCATAGTGACAGTAGGGTTTGCCCCAGTATTGTGAAGGAGGTCAAGCGTCTTGCCTCCCTCGTCTTCCCGAAGTCCTCTGCGTTCGATTGGACGCAGGACATCTATGATAGGTGGGTTTCCAAGTTCCCACCTGATAAGCAGCATAGGATGTCACAGGCTCTCCTAGGTCTTCACGATGTGAACTTCCGCACCCTCAACACCAAGTCTCTTATGGTAAAGGGTGAAGTGCTCCTTAAACGGAATGATCCATCATGGGCTCCGCGTATTATTTATGTCGGTTCGGACGAATACAACGTCCTTACCGGTCCGCTTATGGATGAGTTCAACAAGCGGCTCAGCTACGCGTTAGACGAGTTCTCAGACGACAGAGTTGAAAAAGTCATTTTCGCCTACACCAAGTCAGATGTCGTGATCGCAAACGACCTGGCTGGCAAAGACCGCTACTTCGAGGGCGATTTTTCCGCAAATGACAGGAGCCAACTGTCGGACGTTCATGAGATTTTTGCACACTGGTTGAAGTGTTCGGGTGCTCCTTTGTGGTTTCGTAGATTTTACATCTGTAATTCCAGAGAATTCAGGGTTGTTAATTATGATTATGGTTTGTCTGCCACGATCAAGAACCAGTTGGCCACCGGTGGCACTGACACAACCGCCCGCAACTCTGTTTGGAACTTTTGTCTCTGGTATTCTTTTTTGCGGAAAACACGCGTGAAATCTACTCGTGTAGCCATCCTTGGTGACGATATTGCGGCTGGGACTGGGCCCGAAGGAATTGATTGTTCCAAGTGGAAGGAACACTGCCATTCGGCTGGGATGACCTTGAAGGCCACCGAGCGCCGTTATTGGTGTGATTTGACGTTCCTTTCACGTTTCTTCGTCCCTAAGGGTGTGGATAATGTCATGGTGCCACTCATCGGTAAAGCTTTGTGCAGGTTCAATGCACGGGCCAACCGCAATCAAGATGTGAGTGACGCCCAGTACATCTGCGGCAAGGCCCTTTCATATGCTTATGAGTTCCGCCACATTGGCTACATGCGTGACGCCTTCCTTGCCCGCGCTCGTTCCACCGGTTTCGACCCCAATGCTGTTAATCTGCATGATATGACTTGGTTCGCCAAGCAACACGTGAGGAGCGTTGCTGACGTGTTTCATGCTATATTGGACGAAAACCTGGTGCTTTCTGATGACGAGTTCCTTGAGGTTGTCATGGCCAAATACGACATTGG